AGTATATATAGGGGTATGACTAGTAAAAATAAGATTGAAAAAATAGAAGAAGACTTTGGTCGTAAACTTACTAACAGACAAAAAGAATTTGCTAAATATTTTGTAGAAGGAATTTATAGTAATGCAGAGTGTGTTCGCAAGGCAGGATATTCTGATAAGAATGGTATTGCTAGAATACAAGCAAACAAATTGTTAAATCCTAAAATGTTTCCTCACATTACGGAATATATAAATGAACTTCGTGAAGAGAGAGAAAAAAAATATGGTGTTACTTTAATTGGACAATTAAAAAGATTTAAAGAATTAGGAGAGAGAGCAGAAGAGGAAGGTCAATATACTGCAAGTATCAATGCAGAAAAAATTAGAAGCTCCCTAGGTGGATTGACTATTGATAGAAGAGAAACAAATCACTATCACGCAATTGATGGAATGAGCAGAGAAGAAATTGAAAACAGATTACAAGAATTAAGAAGTAAACACCCACAAGCATTTATAGATGCAGAGGTAATAGATGACGCAAAAACCAGAAGGTCTTCTGTGGAACAGAGTAAGAAAAAATCTACCAAGCAGTTGGCACATAACAAGAATTGAAAATCGTTTAGGTGGTGGTATTCCCGATGTGCATATTTGTGCAGATCATTTGCCGTTTTGGATTGAACTAAAAGTAACAAAAACTAACAGAGTTTCTATATCTGCTCAACAAATTGCTTGGAATTACGGGTATTTTAAATCGGGGGGTGTAAGTTTTTACTTGGTCAACCCCCTCTCAACCTCGCACCTATATTTATTTTCGGGGCAATATGGTCGGGAGTTGGCGACCAAAGGACTCGGGTCGGTGGATATCGGGTCGGGGTCGGGGATACCTTGCTTATATTTCGGGGACAATTTTTCGGGACTAATAGATTCAATGATAAAGTATACATCAGATCGGGTCGGGATTTTTAATCCAATTTTCGGGGTCGGGGGTCGGGATAATGATCTAACTCAAAGCCCGGATATTTTAGATTAGGAGTCAAAGATATATCCGGGCGTTATCCTGCCGCCGTTATTGCCGCCAGGAATTAGTGAGTCGGATTCCTTAGTGTTTAAGGAATCCAACTATTGTTTTTCTAGTGTTAACTGAACATAACTTGCATTGCTTACAAGTGAGTCCTTTGGTCTGACTCAAACACATTGCCACGGGTCGCCCATCTGGAGTCGCCGTTGTGTGTTCGTCAACTACCACGGCAACGGGGAGTCCGTGTTGTGCTAATTCGTCTGCGTGTTCTAAATTGTTAGCACTCAAATTGATTGTAAATCCGTTATCATTAGCTTTCTTTATAAGCTCTATATTCTTTTTATATTTATGCTTATGCGTAAAGCATATGACTCGGCGTCCATTGTTTGCTTTTACTAACTGATCTAATTTTTTTTCGTCAATGGACTCGTTATCGTCGCCGTCGTTGGGTAAATCGCCTATTTGATTATGACGCCATATATCCACAGACTCGGGAAAGTTTGCAATTGCTTTTATGGTATCATCCCAACTATTGGAAAATTTTTTACCCCATCTTTTATTAAAACCCGTTTCAGTTTCTGCCCACACAATAGAAGTGTGATATTTTTCGCCGTAGCAATCGCCGTTTTTTAATGGGCAAGAGTCTGGGCAAGATTTTCGCTCAGTTGTTGTGGTCGGCATTTTGCCGAGCTTCTTATTCTTACTGTTTAAAGTTATTCTAATTTTCATAATGACTCCTATCATTGTTTAAAATAAAATTATACCATAAAATCCCATATTTACAAAATTATTTATTTTCGGGTCGGGATCGGGTCGGGACTATTTCGGGTTCGGGGTTCGGGGTTTAATTTAATATAATAATTTAGATATAATCTAAAAATTTGGATAACCAATTTTTTTAAATAAAAAACTAGGTCGTTGCCGCTAACATAAAAAAAGCGCCTAGCAATCACTCGCCAGGCGCTAAGATTAAATATAAAATTATTTAATTTCGGCGGCTTCTATTAATCTTATTGCTTCTAATATGGACTCCTTTGCTTCTTCGTCCCGTCCACAATTAATCATCATCATAAAAAACTGAATCTTAAATAATATTTTTTCTTTTTTTGTTCGTGTTGTTTTATAATCAATTGTTGTATTCATAATGACTCCTTTAAAAAAATTTAACTGCTTGTGCGTGTAGTAGAATCTCGTTTTCTACTACATCACAATTTTTTTGATTAAAAAAATATTTTCCCCATCGCTCAATAACTTTATTAAGATACGAAAATTTTTTAAATATTTTTTCATTTTTAACTTGTAAGCAAATACTCATTTTTTTTAGATCATCGACTAAATATTTTTCATAGTCGTTAAAACTATTTTGTATTAAATGAGAAATAAATTTTACTTCATTTATGTTACCTAAATTTTTTAAATTTAAATCTAGTGTAATAATTTCTTGATCATACTTATCAAAAGTATAAATAATATTTGCTTTTATCATTAACAGACTCCCTTAAACATTTTACTGAACTGCTCTTTTTCTGCTTTCATTACTGTTTTTGCTATTTGTTGTAATGCTAACTGTTTAATATTTAATTCCTCTATTAATTCTTTTTCTTCATTAAAATAATATTTACCCATCCTTGAAAAAATAGCTTTCATAAATGGGGCTTCAAAAAAAGACTCATCTTCGCATTGAAATGATAAAGAAAGTTTTACTAATTTTTCGGCTTTTTGAAAAGCTTTCAAAGTAGGTTCTTGATTCTTTGTGAACTCATCAATAATTAAACTTGCTATTATTTGATGTTCTTTTATATCTTTTAATCTATCGGCATTAAAAGACATATCATTGTCTATCATATCTTGCTCATAAGTATCTTTATATGTAAAGATAGTGCTTACTTTTACGTTTACTTTATTTTTCATAATGACTCCTATTTCATTTGATTAAAAATATATTTTACTATATAATACCATTATAATCAAACAAAAAAGGAGTCATTATGTTAGAAGTAGAAAATAATTTAGATAAAAAAATCAATCATAAAAAAGAAATTATCAAATATGTAAGTATTGCTATTGATTGCCTGGAAAAAGCAAACGGCAATGTTGCTAATGCAATAGACAATTTAGGCGACTCGTTAGTAGAATCAAGAGAAAGCAAAATTGATAATAATGAATTATATTACTTAGAGGATATGGCAGAAACTATTAAAGATGATTTAAATGATATGGAGTACGATCTAGACTCTATGTTAGAAAGTTTAAAAAAAGACCTTAAAAAATTTCAAGAAACAAACGTTTAAATTTTAGATTTAATATTTATGAACCCGACGCCTAGCGTCGGGTTTTTTTTCGGGTCGGGATAATCGGGTCGGGATAATCGGGTCGGGGTTCGGGTCTTTATTATCAATGATAATAAAAAGACTATTTAATAATAATGTAATAATAACTATTGGAAAAATTTCCTGGCTTTGAGTCCTTATATCTTTTTTGTTCATAAAATTATTATGGTAAATAATGGAATTAAATATTTACATTTAATTAAAAGTATAGTACAACTTATATAAGTTGATTCGATAACATAACAGAAAGTGAGAAAGCAATGAAACAACTACAAAAAAATATAAAGACACTTTTAACCACTGAAAGAAAGTTTAAGAAACTTAAAAACAATCCTATTGTTAAAGAGTATCTTGCTATTAAAAGATTAAGAGATAATGAAAGAGAAGTTGTAAGGGAAACAATGATTGCAACTAAAACTTTTTCTAATGACTTTAATAATAGAATAAGAGTCTTATTACTTGAGCGTAAAGGGTACACAGTTAAAGATGGGTACACTATTAAAGTAGAAGGGTTGAAGTAATGTATAAATATCAAAAAGACAGAATAAAAGATATTAGAAATCAATTAGCGTACGAAAGTACGCTAGTTGAAACAGTAAACAGAGCAAATAAAAGACAAAGAGTCTTAATAAAGAATCTTTCTTTATTTGTTAATGTTTTATTTTTAATACTTACAATTTTAATTTTAACTAATGGAGTCACACTATGCAGTTGCTAACAGAAAAAATAAAAAAACAATTAATAGATAATTTTAACAATCAAGATTCAGAAGGCACAAAAGAGTTTAAGGTCGTGTGCAAACTCTTCAATCCTATAGGCGATGGCACGTGGTATCTAACAGAGTTAGATCCTAAAACAAACATCGCCTTTGGGTTGTGTGTAATTTTTGAGGCAGAACTCGGCGATGTGTGTATGACAGAATTAACAGAATATGTTTCTGATATAGGAATAGGAATCGAAAGAGATATATTATTTAAATCGAATCATTACACGTTAGAAGAGTGCAAAAAGTTATTTTGTAACTAGGTACTTAAAGTCGGTGGCAAAAAGATAACGGACAATTTTTGCCACCCCCCACCAACCATTGGACGGGGCCGCTGCGCACCCACCCGCCCACCCGCAGTGTTTTCGACATATAATTTGATATATTTAAAAATATGAGTATGATACAAGATAGAAAGGATAGAGAATTGGAAAACAAAACTCTCAGAGTGTTATCCCTCGGAGCAGGGGTACAAAGTTCAACAGTAGCATTAATGATCCACCATAAGGAGCTACCTATGGTCGATTGTGCAATATTCGCAGACACAAAAAACGAACCCGACTATGTTTATGACTGGTTGGAATATCTTAAAGGCATTGTTTCATACCCCATACACATTGTAACAAGGGGCGACTTAAAAGAAGATATGTTATCAAACAAATATAGTTTTCTTCCAATACCTTTGTACACGATCAATAAGAAAACTGGTAAGAAGGGTTTTACTATGCGTCAGTGTACCAACGACTACAAAATACAACCCATTTATCAAAAGATAAGAGAACTGTTAGGTTTGAAAAAATATCAAAGAGTTCCTAAGGATGCAAAGGTGGAAATGGTCATTGGTATTTCGAGAGATGAAATGGTTCGTTGTAAGGAGAGCCGTTTACCATATATCACGAACCACTATCCACTGGTTTTTGACAAACGCTTTAATCGAAGTGATTGTATGCAGTGGATGAAGAAACACGGATATGAGTTACCGAGAAAATCTGCGTGTACCTTTTGTCCTTTTCACTCAAACGACTTCTGGTTAGACATAAAAAACAACGATCCGAAAATGTGGAAGGAAGTGGTGGACCTGGATAGAACGTTACGCAACGCTACGAGAAAACCAGAGGACGAAGTTTTTTTACACAAGTCTTATGTACCGTTAGAAGAGGCAGATTTAGATCCGTACAAAGATCAGTTAGATATGTTCAACGACATATGTGACGAAGGGATGTGTGGGGTATAATTGAGAAAACACTTTTTTCATAGTGTGATCGATGTAGGAAGTGGTTTTATTTTATCGATACTTATTCAATTGACCGTGTTCCCTTTATTTGGGTTGTACCCTAGTTTTTCAGAGAACATAGGTATAGCATTGATTTTTACCGTGGTATCGATTATAAGATCTTCTATATGGAGATGGATTTTTAGAAATGCATAACTACAATGTTTCAGAGGACGTGCTCCGTGAAATATTAGCCTTAGAAGAAGCAAAGAGAAAGATTGGCATAAGAGACAGAGCGCAAAAAAAATTTATGAACTTTGTCAAACATTGTTACGATGGTTTTATTGAAGGGGCGCATCATAAAAAGGTGGCAAAGAAATTTGAACAGTTGGCCACGACCCCTGGTTCACGGATCATTATCAATATGCCACCCAGACATACGAAATCAGAATTTGCAAGTTACTTATTACCTGCATGGTTAATTGGCAAGAAACCAGATTTAAAAATTATTCAGACTACACACACGGCAGAACTTGCGGTACGCTTTGGACGTAAGGTAAGGAACCTTATGGA